CACCCTGAGACTTTGATCGTCGCCGCCGTCAATGGTGGCGAGCACGGCGCTCAGTATCAGGTCGGTGAAATGGACCCGGCAGAACTTGACCGTTGGACTGTGTTCGACGTGGAGCCATCCACTGAGGACTGGTTGACATGGGCACAAGGTAACGTCAACGCTATCCTGTGGGACTTCATTAACCAGAACCGCCAGCACCTTGAGCATAGCGATGACTTCGAGCCTAACAAGGTTTACCCGTCCCGCCGTAGCTGGGCACGTTTCAATGACACGGCCGTATCGACCGGTGTATTCAACGAAGATGGTGACAGCAATCTTCTTTTCAACCTTGCAACTGCGTTTGTTGGCTTTGAAGCTGCCGTTTCGCTCCGTGACTTCATTGAAAAGTACGAGTGGCAAGTGACCATCGAGGATCTTCTGGACAACGGAGCAATCGACAAGACTGCACAATGGGGTATCAATGATCACTCTGCGATGATTGAGAAGATGGCAGCATCCGAGACTTTTGTTGAGGACTTGACCGATGGGCAGATCGCTAACCTTGCAGACTACTTTGTAGCACTGCCTTCCGAGGTCGCCATGAAGCTGTGGACCGTTCTTGGTGAAGCTGACAACACCAACAATGTGATCGCGCTCCACAAGGCGCAAACGTCCGAAGGCAAGGGCGTGAGCGATCATCTGGTGGAGATCCTTGGTGGTTCACAGTAACGCCTTCCGCCCGCCGCTTAGGGCTCCCATGATTGGCGACTTGGTTAAGTTGTCTGGTCTTGGGAGCCTTGCGCGACCCTTTTCTAATCATCACGGTGTAGGGGTAGTCAACCGTATTCATCAGCCGGTAGGCAAGCGAATACAATACCACGTTAAGTGGTTAAAAAGTAATGAGCAAATGGCCTTCCATGAAGAAGATTTATTGATTATATCGAATGTGCATGTGGACTGATAAGCTAAAAGTCGGTGATCTCATTTATTCCGTTAGTGACGGTAAACCTGCGATCGTTCTTGACAAAGAGGAAACAGCACGCGCCAAGTATGGCGATATAGCTAACAAAAGATGGAGGTTCAAACTCCATTGTGACGGAGAACAGGGATGGTTAGATGAGGTTCGACTGAGAGCACATTATGATCTTCCTTGACATTCCCTTGACAACTTTAACCTTGACCTATTGCCCTAAAGTGACTATATTATAAGGGTAAGGAGATAGAACAATGACCGACAAGCCTAACAAGCCTTTCAACCTGAACATGCACACCGCTCGCCTACTTATGCGTGAACCGTTCTTCGCTGCTATCTCACGTCGCATTGACAAGATCGCAACAACGTCGATCCCTACAGCCGGTGTCCGCGTCAACCCCGACAGTGCTCAGTTTGAACTACTTTACAACCCTGAGTTTATGGGTTCGCTCTCGGATGATCACAAGTTGGGTATCCTCATGCATGAGTTTTATCACCTGATCTTTGAGCACGTGACCGGTCGGCTTCCTGCCGATGGGCTCAAGCGGATCGATAACATCGCGATGGACTTGTCAATCAACTGTCACATCTCCCGTCACCTGCCATCGGAAGAAAACCCCGGCCCTACTATTGGTGATGAGCCAATGAAGGCGCTGATCCCCGGTGAAGGTATGTTTAAGGATCTCCCACCATTCAAAACCTACGAGTGGTATCTGGAAGCGTTGAAGGACATGCAAAAAGAACAGCAGCAGCAGGGCGGTGAAGGCGATGCTTTCGGTGGTGCTGACTCTCTTGACGATCACCAAGGCTTCGGTGAGGTCGATGGTACTACACAAGAGATCGCCAAGGAACGCATGAAGGAAACTATCAAAAAAGCTGCCGAAGAAGCTGAGAAAGCCCGCAACTGGGGTACAGTATCATCGTCTATGCGTCAGGACGTTCTTGACCGCATCGCCACTAAGATCGACTGGCGCAAGGTTCTGCGTTACTTTGTTAAAACCTCACAACGCTCTGATAAGCGTTCGACGCCTCGCCGTCTTAACAAGCGTTTCCCAAAGGTTCACCCCGGTAAGCGTGTCCGTCGCCATGCCAAGATCGCAATCTCGATTGATCAATCTGGCTCCGTCGATGATGGTATGCTGACCGCGTTCTTCTCCGAGTTGAACAAACTGGCAGAGATCGCGGAGTTTACCGTGATCCCATTTGATACACGGGTTGCAGAGGACAAGGTATATATCTGGAAGAAAGGACAGACCCGCAAAACTGAGCGCGTGTTGACTGGCGGTACATGCTTCGATGCTCCAACCAAGTACGTGAACGATCGCGAGTTTGACGGTCACATTGTACTGACTGATCTGATGGCTCCCAAACCTGTCGCCTCCAAGTGTCAACGTATGTGGATGACCACCAAGAACTACGCAGCACGGCCATACTTTTCAACAAACGAACGCATTATTGCGATTGATTAGGTTAAACCATGAAAATGACCATTGTTATAGATTCAGAGGATCGCGAGGGTGTTAAGAACGCACTGGAGATCGCCCGCTTGATGCACGTCAAGTATGCAAGTGATAGCGGCTTTAGCACACATAAAGAATCGTTTGGCAAAATCGAGTTTATCAAGGTTCTTCGCAAGTTTATGCGCGAGTCGGTTGCTCACATGAAAGACGAGAACGATGAGCAAGTAAAAGATATTGACGACCTTGGTAACCTTAGAAACGCCAAGCGTTTCGCTGATCGGGTTTTTTTAGGTGAGCGTTGACATTTGCTTGACAAAGAAAACCTTGACTATTAAACGATCCGGTGCTATATTTATAGTATAGAAAGGAGAAATAATGTACGGAACAACAACCCTACTAAACGCAAGCGGTTCACTGACACCTATGGATGAGAGCCGCGAAAACTGTGAGAACGTGATCACTTGTTTGATGGTAGCGTCACAACTTGCAGAGGAAGAAAGCGAAGTGATGAAGGACATTTTTTTAACAACAATATCAGCCCTTCCACGGGTAGCAGGTGAAGCATGATCTCAGGTCCAAAAGTAACTAATGACAACGTAATCAAGGCATGGCAAAATGGGCTAAGTGCCCGGAATCATAGAGAAAGTTTGACAAGCGTATCCTATCCTAACGGACGCGCAGAGTTGTTTAGCTATGAGTTAAAGATCGGGGAACGAACCGCGAGCGGTGAGTTTGTGCTTGCTGACTATACCGCACCTGTTAAAGAGTTTCGCAGTCAGACTACATCTTGTCACGTCAACCTTGCCAAGTACATGACCGGCAACATTGAGATCATGCATCCGATGGCTTGGGAGGTATCGCCTTTCAATGATCGAAACGAGCCTTTTTAATGGGCGATCTTGTTGACCTCGACGAGTATCGCAGAAGCAAACAGAAATCACCACGTCAAGAGCGTTATGAAGATATAATGCAGATCCTTGATGAGTTTCTGGAAGCTAACCCGATCGAACTTAAACCTTTTTTTGTTAGCCTTGAAGAACTTGGTGATATGATGATGAACAAAACGCCGATCGTTGTTGATATGCCGCCGATGCTGTATACTGACGTGAATGATCAGAAGTGGGCAATCTCCGGTCAAAACTGGATTGAAGTACCGGATGATACCACTTTTGAGGACTTGGACCGGTACATGGTTGTACGCCAGCGTTCCGATACCTCTCCAGTGGCCGAGGTTCGCACGTATGACGTTGAAGGCAGCAAGGGGAACATCTACACGGTAACCGATCACGGAGGCACGTGGACGTGTACCTGCGCCGGTTTTGGTTGGCGTCGGAAGTGTCGCCATATCGCGGAGATCAAAGATGCAAGTCGGTGATCTGGTCACATACTACTTTCAACGTACCCGATGGCTTAAAGGTCAATCTGTCCACGTTGGTTTGATTATCGAGACTGGAAAGTATACCGGCAATAAAGACGTTAAAGTTTTGTGGAAACTTATGAACGACGACGATGGTGGGAAATCTTACACAGCAACCGAGGCAAGCCAACATCTTTCACTCGTTGACGATTCCTTGACAACTTAACCATTGACTTCTGCCCGTTTCGGTGGTATATTATAAGGGTAGAAAGGAGAAAACAATATGTTTCAAAACCGCAACGGCATGATGGCCGCTCTTATTATCGCAGACCTCACTTGTTGGTCCGCTCTCATCTTCCTCGCCTTCAAATGGGCAACCTGTTAGGAGAACAATGTCAGATATTCTAAACATTCGAGTAACCGAGCGCGAGCTTGACCTGATTATGGATCTACTCCATGAAGCCGGTGAGCGTCCTGATGCTGATGGCAACCCTGCTATTGAAATCTGTCACGATCTGATGGAGCAATCTGGACGGTGGGCAGAGATTGAACCAACGGAGATCGAAGAAAATAATCTAACCGGGTTCACCTTCACGCTTGCAGAAGATCAGTTTGTCAATGCCGGGATCGCCGCCCGCGAGCACCTAAAAGCAAGCGGTTCACCCCCACGTGACAAAGAGGTCGGCACTTCCCGCGCAGCCATGCGGCGGGCTAACAACTTGGGAGCACCGCGAGGTCATTATGACCCTGACGTTTTTATGAGCGCCGCCGAACGAATCGAAAAGTACGCCAAGCCTGAAAATAATGATCAGCTTTCTGAAACTCAACGCTTCGACTTGTGGAATGACTCAGACCCTAAAAACTGGTAACCTCTTGACATTTGCTTGACAAGATCACCATTGACTTTTACCCTCGCGGGTGTTATATTATAAGTATAGAAAAAAGGAGATTATTCTATGGCTTCACAACTTGACCACGTTATCCTCTATCCTGATGCAGTACAGCAGTTTGAGGACTGCATCCTTCCGATGATCCAAGAGGATGAGAAGAACCTTGGGCACGTTGACATTCCAGCCCGTTCCGAGGCATGGAGCAACTTCGCGGATAGCTTGCACGCCAATGAGCAGATCAGTGATTGGCAAGTCGCAAACTGGGAGCATCCAGATTGTTGCAACGACTGATCTCTTGACATTTCCTTGACATTTCAACCCTTGACTTTTACCCGCTCCGGTGTTATATTATATGTATAGAAAGGAGAAAACTATGCAAAGAGCCATCGACCAGATCAAAATCCAAACAGCCCGCGAGTACAAGCCTGCGCCTGCACCGCCAACGCGCCGACAGATCACAGGCTGGACCGTCGAGCAAGTTGGTCCGCAAATGTGGGTCGTGTTCCGCAACTCCAAAACGCAAGGCAAGCAGGCCGTTATGGACTTCCCTGATCCTTCATGGGCGGAGTCGTTCGCTGCCGGTTGCAACGCCGAGCACAAAAACCCCACGCGCATGAGCGCCGAGAGTTTGAAGCGCAAAAATGCCGAGCACTTGACTGAGGATGACAAGGCTGCGCTGGCTGCACTTGAGAACGGCGAGGGTATATAAAAATGGAATACTCGACAACTGATAAAGTGATCGATGGTGTATGTGCGGCTATGTGGATGGCCATGATCATTCTGCTAATGTCCTAACTAATCAACTCACAATGTGAGATAGCCCAATCAAACCCAAAACCCTGACAGCGTTTAGCGCGAGAGGTCAAGATAATGAAAACTCCCAACTACATAGTGCCGGTAACTGTGGCGGGCTTGGATTAGTCACAGAGGGAACGTCACCTAACCCGATCAATGAGTGATAAAATAAAATGCGATAGTGAGAACTCAAACGCAACCCATGAGGATAAAATGGGTAACACTGGAATACTAACAGAGGGAAGCCAGTTATAACAACAAAAGAACCTTGTGCATAGGAGTCGAGAGGGGCGCGACAGTAAACAAAGACCCCACATTTATTATGTATTATGTAACCAAGACAGAACTAAAGATTGTAGACGGAAAGCTGGAAGCTACCGAAACAATCCTAACAAAGCCAAGCGAGCAAGCGATCGCCCGCGAAGGCGCTGCACGTTTCCGTGCTCTTGGTGTGCAGAATGTTCACGTTGTTAAGCATGTAGCCAAACGGTTCAAAAAGCTAATGCGCGAACAAAACAAGCGAAGAAAAGAAAACCCCCTAACTGTGGCCGATATTGCTGAGATGGCAAAACAAGCGCAGGATGAGATATGTAAAGATTATGAGGGTGAATAGAATGTTTAAGGTTGGAGAGTTAGTAAGAAGAAAAACCTTATCAGATGGTAGAACAAGGGCGTTATGTATAGTGGTAGACAAAGATGATAATAACTATACGTTATATAATAACTCTCTTAAATGTTTACAGACAGTTGCCGTGGTTGTAGTAAACAGTTTATATAATGCGGCAGTAGATGATGGGGGTCAGTGATTTATTAGTTTATAAGTGCATTATTTTGATGTGTCTTATATTGATCTGTTAAATGTGTATGCTTTTTGTTATAGTATTTAATATATATACGCTATCGCACTGTTTGTCAAGGTGTGATTTTGGTGCGACAGATAAACATAGCAATATCATATACTTATACAGATAGAGTATCATCAACAATATCAACCACTTACAATGTTTTTTTGTAGCACGATTGCGACAGCGGCCGGGCGATGTGTAAGTGCGCGAGACTATAGACTATTTACTATTATGACAAATGCTTTACAAACAGCGGCGCATTTAATGTTCTGGGGTGCGGTAGCATTGACAGTTATCGGACTGTCTATGACACTTAAACAGAATGATGCGCGAGACTACTAAAAATAAAACTCTAACAATATCAATAACTTAATAGGCGTTTTGTATATATAACAATAAACAAATAATAAACTGTATTCGTTTACGTTATATTGACAGGACTTTGACATATGATTGTTGTCATATATTTGACAAGAAATGCAGTCAATGATTGTCCAGTTTGAAAGCGCACAATTGACGACGTGGGGGTACTACCCCCCTACCCCCCTACCGGAATCTATGTCTCTATACTTGACATACTCCTGACAGGCGGTTTAGGCCCATTTTCGATACGCCTAAAAATTTTCCAGATTAAGACGTCCTAAAAAATCCCCAAAATAAAAAACGCAGATATTTACATGTGTGGGATATTGGGAAAGGGTGAAGGACTTCTTCGAAGTACCACCGAAGCATGAATTCAAGGTGGGCGATCTAGTAACGTGTACATGCCATGGCGGTGTGGCCGTCGTGTTGGAGTTATACGACAGCGTGAGAGATGAGTATCCGAAAATGAATATGGCCAAGATATGGTGGATAAAGAAACCAAGTGCACAAGTAACAAGAACATGGATGCATACAATTGGCAGACTAAAAAAATATAAGCCATGCGAATAGCTAACGGCATATATATTATATGGGCGATAGTATTGAGATTGAAAAGGGCGAACAGCTCTTTGTTGGCGATTTGGTGACATTTCATGGGTATCATTATACACCAGACTATCTAATGATTGACGATAAAGATGGTTCATTGGGTATTATAACAGAAGTTAAAATTAATTCGCCTATAGGTACAATATCCTATGATTCATTCGTGTTGTATACGGTACATTGGTTTGCTAGTGGTAAGTCAACAACAGAAGTATCCGAGCATCTTAAGAGGATATCGCCATGAACGATTTAAAATTGCGTAGTTATAAAACGGGCGAGATTAAGCTTGGTGACGTCGTGACGCTTTGTGATAGGGAGAAGTTCGTTAAGGGTCGTACAAGCTGGGGAACGGTCATTGAAGTAGTCGAGAGAGGGGTTGCAGGCACTCTCTATATGTGTGCAGTACAATGGTTCAGCAAATTGCCCAATAGTAGGGGCAGTATCTCGTACCATTACGATAGAGATTTGATGCATGTGGAAGAAAAGCTGATGTTTGACAATCACGTGTATGATTCTGTCGACGATATTCCACGTAATAAGTGATATACTCGGTCGGTTTGTCCGGCTTTGTTCTGCGCAAAGGAAATTTTTAGCGGAAAACTGGCGTTTTTAGACTATTTAAGAATGGAAAAATTTTTTGGTTAAAAATCGTGCAAATTACACTTACTAAATTACGACAACTCATAATTGAAGAACTCACCGCTGATGATAAAGCTGAGATTCGTCGAATGGCCACAAAAGAGGCTGAAAAGGTCATAAAAGCCAAGGACCTCAAAGATCTGATTTCCAAAGAAGTTGAAAAAGCTTTGGATGACAAGTCAACAAAGGACCAAATTGGTGATATTACTAAAACTGTTTTAAAGAAGTTATACAAAGACTTATCACTGCAACACCCATACATCATCGATCGAATTAAAATATAATGAATTTAATCGGTTAGCTGACTAAGTATGATAAAATTTTGGGAAAAAAATGAAATTTCTACTCTTTGCTTTGTTTGGTGCTGGATTGTCTATAGCCACCTTAAGTACTGAACCTGACAGTTTTTTGATTCAAGCACCTTTTCAAGAATGCGAGACTTCAGCTGAAAATCCAAATCAGCCAAAACGTTATTATCCAAAAAAAGTATGTAATATTGATAAAAGTTCTATTAACGATCCGGAAAAACTGTCAATATTTATTACCGAGTGTGTTCGAACCAAAGGTAATTGGCTTCTAATCAACTCATCAGAAGCTAATTACATTGATGAAATATTATATTGAACAATACTGTGAATCTGATTTACATGCTGGTATGATGATAGAGGATGTCATTAGTGGAGATATCGGGATTCTTGTCAAGCGTTATGATGTGATGAGTTCTTGGGAGCTTGAGCCGGAAATATGGGCTTGGGATATCTTATGGACTGGACCAGCTACAGATGAAATAAATAAAAACCAACCATACACAGAAAATGGTTTGCTTGGTATGCTTAATTCCGGCCGGATGGAGGTCTGTAATGAGCGCGAATAATTCTGACATCAACCAGTTGCGCAGTATGGCTAGCAACGTTATATTAAATGTTGGAGATATGGTTATTGATCATATTTCTGATTTTCATGGTTTTTTAACTAAACGAATAAGACATATCGATATGATTGAGGATGATGTCTTTTTGTGGGAAGTTAAGCTATTTAAAACCAATGAAAACACAAACAATCAAAACACAGCTATATTAGAAGAAGAAGGTTTGAAAATGTCAATTGCAATTGGCACAGTAGAACTGCACTCAACCAAAACAAGGATTCAGTTTGATGAAATATGATAACAGTTATACAGTTTCGGGTAATGGTTGGTTAACTTGCTATAATATTGGCGACCTTGTTAAGACTACTGATGGTGATTTTGGGTTTGTTGCTAAACCTGCGCGCCTCGATCAAGAACTATTGTTTCCATTTGTACCGGTTTATTCTGTCAAAAATAGAAAAGTAATGGAATATCAAGTTAATTCATTGGAGATAATTTCTAAAGCTGACTAACTCCTTCTATATACTATAGATGAAAATTTCAAAAACATTTATGGATCATTTAAGTATGGGGGCAATATTTGTTAATATTTGCCTTTTTTCTTTTGGTGTATACACGACTTCAGTAGATCTTCAAATATTAAGTCTAGGTAATATATCATTGTTTCTGATGTATTTTATTCTTACTAATCGCTAGCTAGCTATTTATACAAGTATACAAGGGGGTAACATGAAATACTTACGTTTACTATTTTTGAGTTTGTTGCTATTCTTGCAACCAGCAGTGGCACAGGAAAAAGCGCAACATGCAATGATTGCAGAATCTGTAAATGCTACATTTTCAAAAGTTGAGTTAAGAGCAAGAGAAGCAGCTGTCAAAATTTGGACTGAAGGCGGTGGCCATGGCAGCGGAACTTATATGGTCCACAAAGGTTTTCATTTTGTGTTGACGGCACAACATGTTACTGATCGAGGTTTGGCATCAACATATCTCATTAGTAAAGGCGAAGAAACGCGTCAGGGTATAGTTGTCTATTCCAGCCCAGCAGATGATATAGCCGTGCTTTTTATACAAGAAGAGTTTAGGAACATTGAACCAATCAAGTATCGCCCAATGAAAAGTGTTTTAGAAGTTGGTGAGCCAACAGCATATTCTGGGTATCCTTCATCACACAAACTAATGAGTATTCGAGGTCGTGTTGCGGGTTATGGAGATAAGCACGGTTCTGGTCAGCAAATTATTTTGCACACATACGGTTGGTTTGGTTGTTCAGGTTCTGTAATTTTTAACAAAAGTGGTGAAGTAGTAGGTGTGCTGTGGGGCGTTGACGCTGAGTATTATCCATCACTTGCAATTGTTGAAGATATGATATGGGTTGTGCCAATAACAAAATTAGATATTAAAAAACCAATCAAAACAATTTGCAAATATAACAAATTAAAATTTTGCTGACGGTGCTTACATGAAGTTTAAACAATGGAATCGATATTTAACCGAGAATGAATTAAAAATTGTTGGCATCGTTGCATGTTTAGATGAAAAAGAAAGATTTCTAATAATTAGGCGTTCTGATATTGACGATAGAGCCGGCCAGTGGACATTGCCGGGTGGACACATCGATGAAGATGACAAGTCAATAGAGTCAGGCGCCGTGAGAGAACTTGACGAAGAGGCTAATTTATTATGTAACACAGAAGACCTTATTTTTCTTGGACAACCAAAACCAAAAAAGTATTATTTTCTTACAAAAAAATGGTCGGGTAAGGTAAATGTTAGTAAACCTAATCCTCACACTGGTAAAATTGAGCACGATAAGTGGAAATGGGCAACCATTGAAGACATAAAAGACATAGAGAATAGCGAAATTCCGATCTATTTATTGGAGAAAGCTTTGGAAATGTCTAAAAATGGATGATTTGTACGGTGATCTTGATGAAGATCTTAGAAAATGGTTTGGTCGAAAAGGTGCTCCCGGCAAGAAGAAAGGCTGGGTAGATTGTAACACGTGTCGCAAGGACAAAAAGACCGGACGGAAGAAGTGTTCAGCATGTGGTAGGTCAAGCGGCGAAAAACGCTCCAAGTATCCTGCTTGTCGACCCACTCCGTCAGCATGCGGTAAAAGAGGCAAATGGGGCAAAAAGTCTAAAAAGAAATCTAAAAAGAAATCTAAAAAGAATGAGGAAATATACATGGATTTAGAGAGAATTATTATAGAAGAGCTATCAAGCGTTTTAAATGAGAGCGTAATAGATCACATCCAATATGATGTGGAGGATCTTGCTGACGATGGAATGAATGCCAAACAAATATTCAATAATCTTATGTCGACAAGAGATGATCTACAAGGAAAAGAACAAGAAGTTAAAGCAGCAATTGTTAAGCTTTTAAATATTGGCCCACAAAGTATTGAAGACGAGACTGGTCAAGCAAGGTTGGAAGAACTTGAAACTATACTTGATGAGAAGCGCAAGAAGAAAAAGAAGAAGAAAAAGAAGAAAGCAAAGAGAGATGCTTGTTATCACAAGGTAAAATCACGCTATAAAGTGTGGCCATCAGCTTATGCTTCTGGCGCGCTTGTTAAATGTCGCAAAGTTGGTGCTAAAAATTGGGGTAATTCTAAAAAAGAATCCTTACAAATCATGGTTGAAGATGAAATTGCACAAGTTTTGTCTGAAAAATTAGAGGAACGATGCCAAAAAGGTTACAAAACTCACGAAAAACGAAAAACAAAGAAAATGTATGGCAAAACATATAGAAATTGTGTAAAAGCTGAAGCAATTGAGGAAAAAACCTCCGAATCAAGTGAGCGTGAAGAAGAGTTGCAAGCCATTGTTGGTGAATTAGAGAAGGCATCAGAGATGCATGCTAGCCAAGCTGAACGTATTCAACAAATTATAGATGATACGGAAGATTCTGATTTAAAAGAAGAGGTAAATGAGGGCATGAATTGTGGGTGTGGAAAAGATCCTTGTGAAACATACGGCAGAAATAACGCAAAAATCATCAAAATTGCCAATGAAGAGACCGAAAAATACCTTGAAGAGTCATTATATTACGGCTTAATAGAAGGCGTGGAAGAAGATATTGATGAAGCTAAAAAGAAAAAGGCATGTAAACCATCAAAAGGCAAAAAGTTTGCTAGAAGAGTTAAAGGAAGGTGTGTTTCTTACGGTCAAGCCGGCAAAGCAAAGGGCGGTGGCCCAAGAATTAAGCCCGGTACCGGAAAAGGTAACGCATATTGTGCTAGATCGTATGGAGATATGAAATCTCATGGAAAAGATTGCTCTGGCAAGGATAGAGGCACGCCATTATGCCTTTCACGTCAAAAATGGAAGTGTTCAGGCAAGTATTCACGTAAAGGTAAGTAAAAATGCTAACTGATGAGCAAATTTTATCTTTAACTGAGTCTTTGTTAGAGAGTTTAGATAAAAAAGTACTCCGAGAGATCGACGAAGACGAGATGGTGGCTCTTGAAAAGGTACTTGATGATTTAGATCCGGAAAAATTGCCTCTAAATGACCTTTTTAGCGGTAAAATGCGTGTTGTTATACCATTTCCAACAGTTGACACCGACTCAGAGCTTGGAAAATTCGTAGAATTCTTCAGATCTCAAGAATATGACGTAGATTGGGAGAAAGGTATGGCTTACGCCAAGCGAGATCTGCGTTCAACAGACGATTTGTTGAGTGATCTCATTAATATGACCATGGGCGGGCGAGAAAAGCCCAAAATTAAGAAGATTCAAATGAAAATCGGCAAACTTTTTGCTAAAATAGCTGATTTAAGCCGAAGAAAGGATGCTTTATACCAAAAAGTATACAAACACATGGCGGATATCAATTATATGTTGCCAGATGGCGGAGGTGTTAACAAACCGCATCGCGTTACCAAAAAAATGCTCCGTGCTGCGCTCGATGAGAAGGAATTGGAGAATTTCGAGAGAATAAACGCTCAAATTTATTTATATATTGTAAATCCAGGAGTTGCAGGACCAGCAGGTTACAATTTAACCGATTTAGCCACAGAATACGGCGAATATTGGAAAAAGAACGCTGGATTTATCAAAAAAGAGATTAATAGAACTGATAATGACAAATATTCGATTATTATCACTAGACATCCGATGGATGTGCTTAGAATGAGTGATTTTGACACGATTACCTCTTGTCACTCTCCACCTAGTCGTGCAAGTGCCTATCAATCCTATTATAAGTGCGCTGTAGCCGAGGCACAGGGTCACGGAGCGGTAGCATACGTGGTACAGACAGAAGACCTGCTAGCAGCCACGGATACAAGCAATATAGACAGCGCTGAGCAAGAAATTCAAGAAGGTGAGATATTTTATGACGATAAACGTGCGTTTGCTGGAGATATTGAGCCAGTTTCTAGAATTCGTGTTCGTCATGTTAGGTATTATGAAGGCGATGAGCCGCCGAAGCGTTGGGATGATGGACAAGACGTTGGAATGCCTGAGAAAAAAGTTTATGGTGTCGATATTCCCGGGTTGGCAAACAGAGTTACTGATTGGGCAAGAGCTAATCAAGAAGAAGTCATCGCAAACATGCCAAAAAAAGATGGCAACGTTGATTTAAACAAATTTATGATTTTTGGTGGTTCATACGAAGATACCGCAAATTGGGCCGGTCGAGCGGAATTAATGAGACAGCTGTTGGGGGTTGAAGGTGACTCTGTTGACGGCAAAATGAAGCAAAATACTGAAACAGAAAATAATCTTGATGCAAACATGGTACGAAACCCTGTTGAGATGTATAGAGCAGAATGTGAAGAAATAATGAATGATTTCAATGACAAAATGGCTCAAACATATTCTGATTACGAGGTTAATGACGATGGCGCTGATGGTGCGTCTATTAGACCTTATGCTGCTTTTATTGCAAAGTGGCCGGTCGATGAGTGGAAAAGGCTCCCTGGCAATGATGAAGAAGTTGTTTGGAATTCAGCCGATGTATTAAACGAGAGTAATCAATATGGCGATATATTTGTTCCCTCAAAACATGACACGCCAGTCATTCGTCGTATAAGAGAAGAGATACATTTGACTATTCAAATTAATTTTGAACATCCAGAAATTTATGGACATTCATATATGGCAATGCCCTTTGAATATCAAGAGGCGCTTGATAAAATTGATACTAAAATTGATGATGCCCGAGATACTTGGGAACAAATTCTTACTGAATACTTTAAACGCGAAGGACAAATGGAAGGTGGTGCATATATTAAACTGGCCACAGAAATTGAAGATGGCGAACTCACTTCTTACGAGTGGGATCTTGAAACTGATGGAGATTACACCGAATCGTATGAGTCTACAGCAAGTTACACACATTACTATGAGCCAGAAGATTTAGGATTAGATATTCGAGTGCTTAAAGATATAGTTGATTCTCGCGACTTTAGGATTGAATTGAGAAAGCAACTTTTAGAAGCACCGAGAAAAGAAGAGAATACAGAATATTACTTATCTATGAATGCTGTGACAGTAGACCAGAGTGGAGAGGTCGCATTTACCGCTATATTCTCTATTAACGCTGACGAGCCTGATATCATGGTTGGATTGTTTAGAGAGCTTGTAGAGGGCGAAATGGATGATGAAGATAACCTTACGGTGGTATTCAATAGAGTGTTAGCTCAGTTTGTTAATTCTCGTAAGCCATCGTTTATGCGAACAAATGAATCAATTGTTAAAACCTGGAAGGACTATTTAAGATCATGAGCAAGTACATGCAAGATCCAGATTTTCTTTTTAGTGTTCTAGCTATGGTTGTTAAGAAAAATGGTGGAAAAATAACCATAACTGATGCGGAAATGAAGGATGTATCAAAAGGTGACTTAATTGGGATGTATTATGAGCCAAAAAGTGGTGATTTAATTCTCAAACAAGTTGAAAAGAAAGATATGTTACAAGCCACTAACATGGTGAGAGACACCAATGATAAAATTTACGACAATTAAAATGACTGAAGAACAAAATAACAAGTATGACGACTCAATATGGGATACGTGGTCTATAGATACTGCTCGAACAGAACAAAAAATAAAGCAAAACAAGAATAAGGATAAAAAAGAGAAATCAAAATGAAACTCCTACTTGAAAATTGGCGAAAGTATTTAAACGAATCAAAACTTCGTGTTTTTGACTTTGATGACACAATTGCAAAGTCAGATTCTAAAATTTATATCACCACTGATACTGGTGAAAAATTAGTTATGACACCGGGACAGTATGCCACTCATAAAGTTAATCCGGATTATGAATATGATTTTTCTGAGTTCGACGAAGTTATTAACCCAAGAGAAATTAAACAAATTACAAATATTGTTCGTAACGCACTTAATGCCGGAACAGAAGGTCGCGAGATTGCAATATTGACTGCACGGGATCAGAAGTCTGAAGATGCTATTAAAAAATACTTAGAAAGTATTGATATTGATACTTCCAAGATTACATTTGTTCTTTTAGGTGATTCATCTGCAGAAATGAAAGCTGCATGGATAGCTGACCGAATTGAAGCTGGTGCCACTGATGTTTTATTTTTCGATGATTCAGGTAAAAATGTCGATGCTGTTCAAGCCTTGACAAGCAAATACCCCGATGTTCAAATAAAAGCTAGAAAAGTAAAATACGCCGAAGATATTGCGGAAAATACACCCCAACAAAGCTAAAGAAAATAATATAAAAGCTGCGTTACTATTTAAGAACGTGGAGGCAATGTAATGGTTGATTCAAACGATAGTTGGGATACTTATTCAAAATTGGTTTTGCAGCAACTTGAGACTTTGGCCGGGGGAATCGAAGCTTTGCGCGCAGAGCTACAAATGGTAAAAGAACAGTTGACTGAACTGAGAGCAAAAGAAGACAGAGTACAAGATATTAAAACGTGGAAAGATAAAATGGATGATGTCGCATCGCCACCACAAATAAAAGCTGCTTTGGATGAAATTGAAGATCTTAAGGAGTTTAAAACTCGCTCTATGACTATTTTTATGGTTGTACAGTTTATAATGGCTGCAGCAATCGCGGCATCAAAAATGATTTAATTTTGACATTTGGTTGTTAGAGTGTTATGTTTAGACCATGGATTTTAACTTAGGTAATCTTGTCGGATTACAGTTTACAGAAAAAAATATAAAATTGGGCATTATTATTGATTCAAAAAAAGATAACTTTATAGTAAAATGGATATGGTATGATAAATTATTTTTCATGGACAATTGTAGTCCTTTGTTCGAAGAGCTAAACAACCAATACTTACTTAATGAAACAACCTATACGAGAAATCTCGAACACGAAGTAGGATGTCTCAAAAATTTAAGTTACGGTTTTTAATATGGCTTGGGAAAATTTTGACGAAGAGAGACTAAAACAAATAATCAGACAATTTGACGGAACTGTTTCTGAAAAAAATAAATCTCTTGTAAAGCCGTCTAAGATAGAATGCAAAGGTCATCGATGGTATTATTGTCCCAGTAAAAGAAAACATATCAAAATAAATTGTGGAATAAAAGTGTACGTTGTAGATTATGAATTAGACGATTTTGATAGAATTTTAGCCTATGATGGTAAAAATTTATTAGCTATTCCACTAAAAGAAATTATTGATTTAGGATTTAATTAATGCTTTTTACATTTGGAACGTTTTGGAAATCTTTGCTTATTATAATGTCATCTTGGTGTATGTATGGTTTTTTTGGTTATGAAATAACTATAACCACACTGCTGGCTGTATTAGTTTGTTTAAACTTAAAAGATTCACATCATTTGATTTAGACCACATAGACCTATTTATGTCTAAATGAATACTAATACAAAAGAATTTGGATATACCGTAGCTGAAAAGCTACAGGTTGGCGATATTGTATCTTGGTCTAAATGGTCAGAAGAAATAGAAGATTGGATTGATTATATTGGAATACTTGTAAAAATTGACAATAAAATCCGCGATAATAGGCTGGTATCAGTTTCGACCGTATTACCAATAGAAGACCAAAGTATGGAACTTGAGTTCTTTACACTTACATTGCGCTTGGTTTCGCGCTCTGTGAAAGAAAACAACACTTGACTTACAAACATGACTATTTATACATTGAGTCAAGGAATTTTAAAATGTATGATGATAACGTTCTAATAGATTTAATTAAACAATTTATGCCATTTGCACAAAAACACATTGGCTTTAAAGCTCCCCCTAGACTTTTTTTAAAAAGAGATAAAGAAAATGCAAAAAACCCGCTTGGTCGGACAGCACATTACGAAGTAGAAAATAAAGCAATTCACCTTTATGTCAGTGGGAGACACCCAAAAGATATTTTGCGTTCTTTAGGGCATGAATTAGTACATCATCATCAACATGGTGAAGGTATGTTTGATGGCACTGAATACCTTGGGCCAGGATATGCACAAAAAGATTTAAAAATGCGAAAAGCAGAAGAAGATGCAAATCAACGAGGTAGTATGTGCCTTAGAGATTTTGAAGATATGCTTAAAGCGAAAAATGAGACTATTTATTACGAACATCTACAAAAAGGAGATAACAAGATGTCATTGAAAGATTGGAAAGATAAGGAAATTTCAACGCTTTTATCAGAAGCGTGGGGTTTTAAGTTTAACACATTACAAGAATTTGAGGAATTTGATGAACAAGCTGAAATACAGGCAGAGAGTGAAGAAGAAGTTACCGAAGAAGGTGCTGAAGCGGCCGCTGAGGAAACAGTTGAAGAATCCTCCGAGGAAGAACTCGAAGAGTCTGAAGAGCCGGTAAAGGAAGCCGCAAAAGATGAAGAAGAAGTTAAAATGGAAGAATCTGAAGATGACGCTATTGAAGAAGCTGAGGAAGTAGAGGAACGCAGAAGCCGAGGACGCAACCGTGAAGGTATGGAGCCTAATAATAACAGGCGCCCTGGTCCTTCCGAGTCTAAGCTTCATGAAGCTAAAATTCGAGAAATTCTCAAGAAAGCAATTGAAATTGTACAAGCTAAGAAAGACAAGTAATAATGAAAGGCAAATACAAAAGTTGCGATTAGAGCTGAACTTAGGAAATCTAGGAATAAGTTCATTCATAGACTTTTGTTGTTGCAAAAAGAACAGGAGCATGGCATGTCTTTAGAATCAGACTGGAAAAACTTTTTAAACGAACAAATTAGTGAAAAAAATATCTTTACTTACATCTTAGGTCTCCAAGAGCTAATTTCTAAGTTTAAACCTCGAACTATGTCTGACAAAAATAGACTTGCCCTTGCTGAACAGCATCTCCGCGAAGTCAAACGATACGCACGGAGGATGCAGAACGAAATGCAGGTTCTTCAAGAAAAAGTTAGTATTCTTGAGGAATCTTTGGGTGATGAGTAATGGGTGGTGCCGCTGGACACATGAATCACCCATTTGACTTGGGTTCAGTCAGGACAGGTAAAGACCTTATTGATTTTTTCTATAGTGCTGTAGATTATCTTGAAACAGAAGGCGCTGGTAGTGTAAAAATCGATGGTGTTAATGTTTCTTTTAAGTTAGTAGAACAAGACGGTCAACATCAATTTGCTGTTGATCGAGGTTCTATGAAAGAAATAGATATTAGCGGCATTACAATGAGTCGTGTAGACGAAAGATTTCCGGAAGGTCATGGCATGCGGCCGGCTATAAAAACGTTGCTGACTATTTTAAACGAAGCTTTACCGAGTATTGAACCACAGCTAAAAGAATTAGGTATGTGGGATAATCCGACTTTGTTTTTGAACACTGAATACGTTGAAGGCACCACCAATGTTACTGATTATGATGAGAATTTCTTAGCAATACACACTCTAAGTCAATTTTATGAAAAAACCGCTAAATCAGGTCCCAGTAAAGGAAATATCAGACCCGGAGCTGAGCGGCCCACCACAACAGTTGTTAAAAGAGGGCAAGAAGTAGAAGTACCAATAAAAGATCCTAGCCGCGAAGTTTCATATGATCCAGAAGTAATGAACACCCTTGTTGAAAAACTAAATCCGATTGCAGAAAAATTGGGTTTTAAAGTTTATGGCTATGTACCAACTCGCCGCATAGTAGATTCCGACATTGATTTAGATAAAACTCTTTCTGAGCCGTTTACTATTAAAATCTCTGATGATCGAGAAGTTACAAAACCTTTAGGCGATTGGCTAAAAGGTGCAAAAAATCCAGACTACGATGCTCTAAAAGTAAAAATCAATATCAATGGTCAAGAACAAACTGTAACACGACATGCTTTAAATGCAGAATTATATAAGATTATTGGTATCGATAAAAACCCAATCGTAAATATAGTAGATCAAGCCGATGCAGAGCGTACAATTGATGGTACAGTTTTTATGCATGCTACTCGCATGCTTGGCAATGACATTTTAAGAGGTCTCACAAGCCCCATGGGAGACATTATGAATCACGAAGGGGTAGTACTCAGGGATGATGAAAAATTCGGTCCAAAGCCAGTAAAAATCACTGGTGAGTTTATCTTAGGTAACCTTGGAAGTGGATTTGGAAACGTTAAAGAAAACGAAGAAGACTTTGTTGGTTATCCGCACAAGCCAGTTGAAGAACAAGAAGATGAATCTGCTGATCCAGTAGTCGACGCAGATTTTACAGGTGAAACTGTTGCTTTTGTTCCCGGGGCTTTTAAACCTCCGCATCTTGGCCATTTAAAAATGGTTGAGCAATATGCTAATAGAGATGATGTTGATCGTGTAATTATATTAATCTCAAGTCCAAAGAAGAAAAATCGTACACTAGATGATGGTACTGTTATAAAAGCAACTCATGCTGAAGATGTGTGGAAATTACTGCTAACATCTGCTGGTTTATCTGATAATCCAAAAGTAGATTTAAGAGTTTCCAGTGAGCCATCACCAATTGGCGCTACCTTAGACATGATTGGACCTAATGGCATTCTTAAGCCCGGTGATAAAGTAATTTTAGGCGCTAGTGATAAACCAGATGATTCAGGCGTACCAGATTGGCACAGGTGGCTTTTTGTACAGCCAAAGGATATGATGCAAGGTGTAGAGTTATTAGACCGTCAAGAGAACGCTGTGAAGGCTTATGACCGTCAAGGTGGAACACCGTTTAAAGCGCGAGATATGAGATCTCTGATTTCAAAAGCAAAAACTGATGTTGATGCCATTGAAGAATTAGAAGAATTTGTTGGCGAAGAAAACGTTTTTGAACTCTTGGCCATCTTTGGTATGGGACCTCGCCAAGAAGAAGTAGATGCTGAGCTTGAAGAACACGCAATACAGGGCGCCCCGGCAGTCAAAACAAATTTTACCAACTTAGATGTAGAAGAATTTAATGATGAGCAAGAAAGAAACAGCCGGCTCAACACAGAAAATATTGATTTAAGTATGGTAGACGAAGTTATGAAACTAATTATTGATAAAGGCATATTAAGATGACTGAAGAAAAACTCAGAGAGAGCATAAGACAAGCAATTCGCATTGTCAAAAAGAAAAAGTTAATGGCTGAAAATCAAGCCGCACAAGATGAATCAACATTACGTGAAGTTGTAAGAAAATTTATTAGTGTTGAAATGAGACTTCTAAATGAAGCCACTCCTGACAATGACCCCGCACCCCATGAAAACACCGGAATCAATGTGCTTGAAGATTTGTTAAAGAAAATTATTCCAATTTTGGAAACTGACTATAAATTATTGACCACCAGTTTAGAACAGCGCGAATCTTTTAGGGCTCATATCATTAATGCTGCAGTTAGTACGCTAACACCTGTGGAAGCTAATAACGATGCTGTTAGTGATGATGAGAGTGAGCTAGACGAAGATGTTGAAATTGATGTTGTTGATGACGATGATGCAGTAGATTCAAAATTTATTGATATTGACCCTAAGCCAGAACCTGAAGAAGAAGTTGAAACCGATCCAAGAGATGATTTTGGAATTGAAGGCGCTGATGTGACTGGAAGAAACATGGCATATGCTTCTTTTAAGAAAGTTGAAAGTTCAATTGTGGATGCATATGATTTGCTTGATAATACTGAAGATCAAGATTTATTTTATGATTATCTCGTAGCAAACTTAAAATTGTATTTTGATAAATTTGAAAAAGAACTTGATCCTGAAAGTGTAGAACCTACAAACCAAGCTTATAATACGGCCGCCCAAGGCCAAGAAACTGATACTACTGACACAGAGAATGAAATTGATTTTAACTTGTAATGAATTCAAAAACAAAATATAAAAGTATAATAAGTAAATTAAAAGATAATAATCTTGTTAGTGATGATCTGTTAGTGTTAGTTAATAATCTGTCATTAGAAGATATTATAGCACTTAAATTTGAGTTGTCAAGTAAAATGTTAAAAAAACGTATGTATGGATTTGACATTTGGCGCAATTCGAAGTACATCGTACAAGAAGCAATGTTGAAATTTGCAATATCTGCCACAAAATCAAAAAAAGATGCTGCAAGATTTTTAGGATTAGATTACACAAATTTCAGTAAACTTGTCAAAAAATTTGGTGTGGAAGAATATTTTGATCAAGATAGTTTTTGAATAACAAAAACCACTCTATTTACTATTAGAGGGTTAAAATATGTTATTTTTTATATTACTATCAATTTTTGGTTGCGCTGCTGAACTTGACGTCAAAGATACAACAGAAGAAGGATTTGTCGAAGAAGTGGAAGAAGTAGAAAACACTCCACCACAGTTTGGAATTATTCAAGCTGAAGATTGTGATCAAATGTTTATTGGTTCTGACGTGTGCAACATGGTACTTTACGATCACAATGAAGATATATGGCAGCTTCATGATCATAAAGGAAAAGTAATATTATTAGATTTTTCCACTGTTTGGTGCGGTCCATGCCAAAACGCTGGTCATTACGCGCAGCCACTTCAAGATGAATATGGAGAAGATTTTTTATTTGTTACTATTTTAGTTGATGGTGCCACTGGCGATCCTCCTATAAAAGAAGAGGTTGACGAATGGGTTTCGGTGCATAATATTACTACATCACCAGTTTTATATGGCGATCGTACGCTTTTAGATCAAACCGGTGAAACAGGTTATAGAATCGGTGGCTTTCCAACTTATGTTTTTATAGATAAAAATCTTAAAATACATGTTGGAACAGTTGGTTTTAATAATCTATATATTCGTAGCGTTATTGAGGAACTATTATAATGTACAAGCTTTACAAATATGACGGTCACTATATCCAAGGTGAGTTAGTCAGTAAACATTCAAGTGAATCCGCGGCCCTAAAAGCCGCTAAAAAGAAACTAAACTTTAATACTGCGACAAAAAGTAACATTGTCAAGCCAAAAGTAATTTGGCTAGATGATAAAAATCACACACCTATAGGATTAATTACAATAAAATGAAGAAACATCTAACATTAAAAGCTGGTACCATAGTAAGACTTTCAGAGCTGGGACATAAAAATTTTTATTATCCCGGAGAAACAGTTACCAAATTATTGGAAGATTGTGAAGTCGACGCATTGCCATGGATTGGCTCATTAAATTTTGTTGCAATTAAAATACCAACGTTGGTGTTACATTTAGATGTCAGTGACAAATCAGCTTCAGTCGTTTGGGTTTCAAAAGATTTATTAAATTAAAAAAAGGGGGCGTCCAGGCTTCGACAGGATAATGAAATAAAATAGTGCAAGCAGGTTAGACACGACCTCAACAGTTCAAATAATTTAGTTGCAAATAACAACTTACATTTCGAACAGCGCTTAGCCGCTTAGTAGGGAGGCTGATTAGAGCCTTCTATCCAATCTAATCAAAACAACAGACAAGTTGTAAAATCAAACCATTTATCATCAGCTTGATGGGGGTGATATCTTATTTTCCATCTATCTTTGTTAGTTTGTGATAGTAAACTGGCTAAGCTTGTGAATGACTACAAATGAATTTATTCTGGACGTGGGTTCGATTCCCACCGCCTCCACCATATAGGGGATAATATTATGTTTAATTGGTTTAAAAAACAAAAAGAGAAAGTAACTGAAAAAACTATCGAGCACGAAGATTCAATTGAAGAAGCGCTTTGGGAAATCAAAGAAGAATTTGATTTAAAAACGGAAGAAGTAGAGCGTACAGTTATAGATAAAAGACAAAATATTGAGTACATGAGAAAAACATTGAAACGCGACCTCTAGTTAAGGTGTGTACACTGAAGACAAAGATTATTTTCAATTTGAAATAGGCGACATTGTTAAAGAAGACACAATGCTTGTTTTCTGGGATGATGAACCCTTGATTGGTATTGTATTGGATATCAAAAGACATGTTTATTTTCTTGGCCAAGCTGATTTTGAAATTTATCAAGACCAATTAACTATATTTTGGTTTAAAATTGCTAAAATTGAACATGTACCTTCAGATTTAGTTAATTTATTTTCAAGATGAATGAAACTATGTTATAGTTAAAATAGGAGTTTTATTTGTTGATATGATTATAAAAGTTGCTTTTTACAAGGCTCGTGGAGACTACATCAACAGAATTGTGCGTTGGTGGACAAAAAGCAAATATAGTCATGCGGAACTAATATTGCCTGATGGTGTCACTTGGATTGGTATTAGCCCCTTTAAGGGTTCTATACTAAAAGCAAAACACAAAAAACACTATAGCGAATTGGAATGGGACTTTATTGAACTAAAAGTTACCGAAGAACAATTAAAAGTTATAAATGAGTTTTACGAAAGCACTAAAGGCGCCAAATATGATTGGATTGGTATGATGTTATCACAATGCTTACCATTTCACATTAAAGAAAAAGAAAAGTGGTATTGCAGTGAGTGGATTGCATATGCATTAAGAATAAGCTGTGTCATTGATTGGAGACTAATTAAAATTTACGATAGAGCGGATTTATCTCCCGCTGTGTTGTATAAAATTATAATGGCCTCTAAAAATGAAAAAATACAAAGCTGACGAATGGGTTTATTATTGCAGATTACCAGACGTTGAATACTTTAAAGATGAAAGAGAACCAGCACTTGTTTTAGCAGTGTTAGATAATGACATATTTTATGATTATAAAATTTTTATTGAAAAAACAGGAAAAATAAAAAAAGTTAGAGAGTCACACCTTTTTTCAATGACGCCACCTACGTATTAATAGGGACGGCAATAATATGCTTAAAAAGTTTGCACTTTTGTTTGCAATTTTTAGTGCTGCGTGCACTCAAGATTATGCAGTAGTGACTGGCGAAACTAAAACAATAGTAGTAACCGAAACAGTAACTGAAACTGTCACAGAAACCGTGACAGAAGAAGTAGAAGTTCCGGTTTATGTAGAAGTAGAAGTACCTGTAAACGAAGGTGTAATATGGATTGATTCATTTACACAACCAATGTCGGTGGATGGAATTGATATTCTGTGGGTTATTGATAAGTCTGGTTCAATGATGCGCTATAATGACGAGTTACTAGCTGGAGTTGAAGCGATGTTGTTGGCTCTTCCCACTTCTGATTGGCGGCTCGTAATGATTAATGCAGACTCTAGCCACTCAGTTACTAGCACCGAATTTCCCTTAGTGCCCGGTGATGATATATTGGATGCAGAAGATATGTTGAATACATTACGATCAGCGCACAGGGAAGAAGGTTTTAACGCAACATATGAATATATTGTAAATAATCCTTATTCTTCCACTTGGATGAGACCCGACGCTGGACTTTTGGTAGTGTTTGTTTCTGATGAAGAAGAGCAAAGTAACTATGAATACCCAGCAGTGACCGATTTTTTGAGTTGGTACCAAAGCCAAAGAATGGGCTCTGTATTTATTGCTAGCATTGTTAATTTGGAAGCTTCTGACAGCCTATGTACCCATTATTTCAGTCCTCTTGATGTTGGTCATAGATATATGGAAGCAGCCAATCTTTTAGGTGGCACCGTTGTTGATATATGTGATGAAGACTGGTCTCCGGGAGTTACCGATGCCACACACTCAATTGAACCCTATGAAAAAATTGAATTAACACATAAACCAGAAATTGATTCAATCAGGGTTTTTGTCAATGGTGCTTTGAATCATGAATGGTTATATATAGAATCAGAAAATACTGTATATTTTACCACAATACCATCGGCCGGCGAGCTTGTAGAAGTTGGCTACAGGTATATTGAAACCAGCTCATACAGCTCTACGACTGACACTGGTTCATAGTAAAATATTAATTGACATCAAAACTATATTGTGTTATATTTATTGCATACGTAAGGAGTTAGTGTGACTGTACACAATAAAATGTTTGATGAAAGTTCTGAAAACGAACGCCCCACTATTATGGTTTCTGGCGGTTTTGATCCGGTGCATGCTGGTCATATAAGAATGATCAGAGCGGCCGCAAAATATGGTGATGTGATTGTTATAGCAAATTCTGATGCTTGGTTACATAATAAAAAAGGTTTTGTTTTTATGGACTTTCATCAACGTTCTGAAATATTAAACGCTATTAAAGGTGTTATTTTAGTTGATTCAGTTGATGATTCGGATGGAACTGTATGTGAAGCAATTAGAAGGCTTCGCCCCACTTATTTTGCTAACGGAGGTGATCGTGGTAAACACAACACACCAGAACAAAATGTTTGTGATGAATTAGGTATAGAAATGCTGTGGAGCATTGGTGGTGATGAAAAAGTTGCCGCTTCTTCTGATTTGGTTAAAAGCGTAGTAAATAAATTTTCTGAACGTTAGACTTGACTTCTATTCACTCTCTAGTTATAGTATGAGTGAAGATTTTAAAAGTGATAAAATGGTATCATTTGGTTATCAAACACTCAAACTTGACGCAACATATAGACCGATTGACATTATATCTGGGGTTGAAGCTTTAGTAATGTGTATAGTTGGGAAAGCAAAAGCAATTGAAAATTATGATGCTCAAATTTGTTCCCCAAGCAAAAGCTTCAATATTCCCTCAGTAATAGTACTTCAGAGAGTAGTAAAGTTCAGATTATCAACACCTACATGCAGCAGAAATGGTGTTTTTCAAAGAGATCACAATGTATGTCAATATTGTAGTGTAAAATTTACAGATAAAGAACTAACTTTAGATCACATTTTACCAAAGTCTAGAGGGGGAAAAAACACTTGGGATAACCTTGTGGCCGCTTGTAAAAAATGTAATCAAAAGAAAGGTGATCGAACACCAAAAGAATCAGGCATGATCCCTATTAACAAGCCTATCGCACCAAAAAATAATTTGGTCAAGATTACGCCGTATTTAAAGAAAATTTGGAAAAATTATTTATGGAACTAAGGAGGTAAAATGTCCATTTATACAAAGCTGCAGAGCTTAAACCTGCCGGAAGACGCTAAGGTTAGTCTTCGATTTAGTGAAGGAACAGATGTTTTTGTTCATAACGAAACAGAAGTCGAAACTGCACTATCTGACACTGATGTGGTAACTCGTTTTAGTGAACTTGTCGCTACTAGAGGTTTAGATGCGCAGACCAGATGGGGCGACAATATTGTACAAGAAATCAGAGATCAAGGCATGCTTGATGATTATGAACGTGATGATACTTTTTCTGATTATATTGCTGAAATGATGAATGAAAATTTTTACGAATTCGATTTTATTGAAGCATCAACTGAAAAATACGATCATAAACGTGGATTTTGCACATTATCAGCAGAAGTCGAAGTACCTGTTACAAATTTAATGCAAGTACAGCCTGATTTATTTGGTTGGGACGTTGTTGTTGAAACCCCACTGGGAATTTTGACAGTCGACGCTTAATAGTTATCTATATTCTACTTATTACAGGAGGGTTTTATAATGAACACGTGTGATAAGTGCGGTTGCTCTACTTCTTGCGAATGCGAGTGCTGCTAAATTTTATATTGGGGTGAAGCGCCATTGGCAGGTGCACCGGGTTGTTACCCCGGCCGTTGTTGGTTCGAATCCAACTGCCCCAGTATTTTTTATTTAAAGCTATAGTTATTAAGGTGGTAGAAACTATAGTTGAATTAATGATTTTGGCAATGGCTATGTTTTTGGCTGCGTTTTTTTGTTTGAGAGTATTGTTATTGCCAGATGCACCAACTACCACAATAGAAAAAATTTATGAAGTCGAAGAGGCGATATACCAAGAATGATAAAGTTTTGGTTAAATCATTTGCAGGTCCCGACGTATGTGTTATATTAAAAAAGAGATACTTAGTCCGTCAATCAAAAAGTAAATTAGGGGTTGATGGATGGGAAGCACAAATTATTAATCAAAAAGAGGTTGACAAACTGCGCAAACGTGGTGTACCATATACCAAAGGCGAAAAGCCTATGGTTTGGGTTTTTGATTGGGAAATAATAAAAAAATGTCGATAATGAGACTACTTACAGCAGGGCTAATTAATAATATATGGCTAAGAAAAACTATGTTTTAGATACTAGCGTATTTCTCACGGACGCTGATTCAATATTTAAATTTTCAAATAATGACATTTTCGTACCTTTAAAGGTTTTAGAAGAAATCGATGGACACAAAAAGAGGCAAGATTCGGTCGGAATTAATGCGAGAAAAATTATTCGTATTTTTGATGACTTGAGAAATAAAGGAAGCCTGCAGAAAGGCGTAAGAATTGCTAAAGGCGCAGGAATTGTTAAAGTTATTTCTTATGAGGCACTGAAAAATGTAATTTTTCCACCTGACCTAGATCTTAGACATCCCGATCACATGATTATAGCAACTGCTGTTTCTTTGAGACAAAAAAGCGCAGATAGCCGTAAAACAGTAATTGTGTCTAGAGACATTAATATGAGAGTAATTGCTGATTCAGTAGGCTTATTATCCGAAGATTATATTTCTGAAAGTGCAGTCACATCATCCGAAGAATTATATGAAGGGTTTACAGTTTTTTCTGTTGATGATCAAATTATTGATAGATTTTATGCTGATGAGCCAATTATGATTGCAAAAGATGAAGTTCAAGAACAATGGATGCCAAATCAATATCTTTTGCTAGTTTCTAATGCCAACGACAAAAAAAGCGCATTAGCACGCTTTAAAGACCATTTCCAGCCTCTTCAAAAGGTTGCGCATGACAAACTACCAGATTGGCGTATCGCAGCAAGGAATAAGGAACAAGCGTTTGCAATTGATTTATTGATGGATCCAACAGTTAAGGTTGTATCCTTAGTTGGCCGCGCAGGATCTGGTAAAACTTTATGTGCAATTGCTGCTGGTCTTCAACAAACAATTGGTCTTCGCGGAGAAAACGTTTACGATAGGGTAATAGTTTCGCGACCTGTGCAGCCTTTAGGAAAAGATATTGGTTATTTGCCGGGAACTATGGAAGAAAAAATGTTGCCATGGTTAATGCCAATTCAAGACAATTTACAATTTCTTCTAGGTGGTGACAAAAATGCCTTACAGATGTATATGGATAAAGGCAAAATTGAAATAGAAGCACTAACTTACATAAGGGGTCGTTCAATATCCAATACATTTATGATTATTGATGAAGCACAAAACCTCACAGCTCACGAAATTAAAACAATTATTACTCGCGTTGGTGAAGGAACAAAAATCATTTTGACTGGAGATATTGAGCAAATTGATAATGTTTATGTTAACGAGACAACAAACGGATTAGCACACGCTGTAGAAAAATTTAAACTATATCCAATTGCTGGTCATATAATGTTTAAAAAAGGTGAACGTTCTGAAGTTGCAAGTTTAGCGGCTAAAGTACTATAAATATAAAATTTTTATTGTATAATCTATCAAAGGAGTTAAAATGGATAAAGATAATGACAACAAAGTTCTTTCCGAAGAACAGGTTCACACCAATCCGGTTTTGGCTATGCGCGTAGAGACCGATTCCAAGCTTAAGGATTATTTGGTTGAATACGTAGGCTCTAAGCTAGATAATGAAGAAGTAACTGTCAATATGATTGCAGAAGTATTGGCCTCAGATTTTCCTGAATTTACTTTTGCCTTTGCTGAAGAAAACTTTTTACGTGGCTACCAACAAGGATTAGATGATGCTCAAAAACTACATAGCAGCTTCCCAGAAGCGGATAATGGAACAAGTAACTAATTTTTATACTGGAAGCGGCATTCAAGTATATTTTAAAGATCAAATGCTTGATGAGCGCATCGATGTTGAAAAAATTATCTCTAGTTTCGAAAGGTTATTACCTAGCCACCTTTTAGAAGAAGTAGAAATGATTATAATTGGGCATTTTCAAGAATTTGAAGATCACTCATTTACAGCTTTTTATAAGGATGGTGCTTTGCATATTTCTAATGTACAGATAGATTCAGAAACGATGCTAAATGATATGATTCATGAAACGGCTCATGCTTGTGAAACTGCATACGGTCAGGAAATCTATGCTGATAGTAAAATTAAAGATGAATTTTTGAGAAAAAGATTACATCTTTATAATATTTTATGGAAAATGGATTTTAAAGCCCCAAAAAGTATATTTTTAGATATTGAATATGATGAAGAATTTGATTTATTTTTATTCCAAGATATTGGATATCAAACACTTGGCAATGTTGTAAAGGGGCTATTTGTTAACGCTTATGCTCCGACGTCATTAAGAGAATACTTCGCCACTGGCTTTGCCGAATTTTATCAACACCCCAATAATCATTCAGCCTTGAAAAAAATGAGTCCTGCGTTGTACGAAAAAATTACATTATTACACAATCTTGATAAAATTGATTGACAAGTAATTTTATCGTGTTATAATAACATTGTATAGGATTAAAAATGCCACATATTTCTTATTCTGAACTTAAAGATTGGAAATTCTGCCCATTTTACCATAAACTTACTCGTATTGACGGTATTGATGGTTTTACAGGAAATGAATATACTGCTTTTGGATCAGCGATTCACTCTGTATGTGAGAAGAAACTTCTACAAGAAGATACTAGTGATGATTTTTTTGTTAAAGAATTAAAAAAGCATATTTCTGAACTCGATGAAGAACACGAAATAAATAAAAAGTTAGTTCTTGATATGATCGGTCAAGGTAAAAGAATTATTCCTGAAATTGAAGATGCACTAAATAAATATTTTCCAGAATTTGAAGTTATGGCCGTCGAAATGCCTTTGTTCGAGCCTATAGCAGATGAGGAAGATTATAATTTTAAAGGTTATATTGACGCCGTAGTTGCCACTCCTGATGGCAAAATTCACATTTTTGATTGGAAAACATGTTCATGGGGTTGGAATGCTAAAAAGCGATCTGAACCAATGGTCACTTACCAGCTTACGCTTTACAAACATTATTTTTGTCAAAAAATGAATATTGATCCTAAAGATGTAGAAACTCATTTTGCACTACTTAAAAGAACTGCTAGTAAAAATAGAGTTGAGTTTTTTCGTGTTACTAGTGGACCTAAAAAAACTGAAAATGCGCTAAAACTTTTGAATACAGCACTATACAATATTCAAAAAAAGCGTTATATTAAAAACAAGCTTTCCTGCACAGGTGGGTATGGCTGCAAATTTTATAATACTGAACATTGTCCATGAGGTATAAATGACAAAAAAGAAAATTTTGGTCTTATCTGACCACCCGCTTTCACCATCTGGTGTTGGCACACAAACAAAATATATGATTGAAGCTCTTTTAAAAACTGGTAGATACCAGTTTGTCTGTTTAGGGGGCGCGATTAAACACCATAACTATAATCCTGTTAAGGTAGAAGGTTGGGGTAACGATTGGGTTATCTATCCTGTTGATGGTTATGGTAATCACGAAATTATTCGCTCTCTTTTACAGAAAGAAAAGCCAGATGCACTTTGGTTTATGACAGACCCACGTTTTTATGAGTGGCTTTGGGAAATTGAAAACGAAATTAGAGCTAATGTGCCTATGATTTATTATCATGTATGGGATAATTTTCCGTACCCTCATTTTAATGCTAGATATTACAACTCAAATGACAAGGTAGTTTGTATATCAAAAGTTACGCATGAGATATTACAAAATGTTGCTCCAAACATTGAGTCTGAATATTTGCCACATGCGGTTCATTCTAATGTGTTTCGACCAATATCAAATGATTTGGAACGTCGAGCAGCAAAAGATTTAAGAAATAAAATTTTCGAACATTGTGAATTTAAAAATCCTAATAAAAAGATTTTCTTTTGGAATAATAGAAATGCAAGAAGAAAACAATCAGGTACACTGTTGTGGTGGTTTAAGGAATGGTTAGATAAAGTTGGCCATGATAAAGCTATGCTTGTTATGCATACTGATGCCCAAGACCCCCATGGGCAAGATTTACCACATCTTATCCAGCATTTAGGCTTGCAAGGACAGATTTTACTGTCTACTCAAAAAGTTAGCCCTGAAGAATTGGCTAATTTTTATAGAGCAGCTGATTATACCATTAATATTTCCGATGCGGAAGGTTTTGGATTAGCTACTCTTGAATCATTGGCGTGTGGAACTCCCATAATTGTCAATATGACCGGTGGTTTGCAAGAGCAGGTAACAGATGGTAAAAACTGGTTTGGTTGGGGTATCCAACCTAGCAGTAAAGCTGTCATTGGGTCATTACAGGTGCCATATATTTATGAGGATAGAGTAAATCAACAGGATTTTGAAGAGTGTTTAAATAAAGCTCTGAAACTTACCAAAAAGAAGTATGAATCTATGTCCAAAGCTGGGCGTCAACATGTTTTAGATAATTATAATTTTGATGCTTATGAAAAAGAATGGGTCAGAATTATGGACAATTTTATTGAGAAAAATGGCTCTTGGGATAATAGAAAAAATTATATAGCATGGGAACTTATGGAGGTAGCATGAAAAAAAGAGTAATTTTAAAAGGACCACTTCTAACACGGAGCGGCTATGGAGAACAGTCTAGATTTGCTTTACGCGCATTGCGATCGCGACCTGACGAATTTGAAATTTACGTTCAGCCTTTAACTTGGGGTAAAACTTCATGGCTACACGAACAAGATGAAGAAAGACAATTTATTGATGAGGCAATTGAAAAGACTATTCCCTTCATTCAACAAGGTGGTCGTTTCGATATGTCTGTGCAATGCACGATACCTAATGAATTTGAAAATATGGCAACGGTAAATATCGGCTACACTGCTGGTATTGAAGCGACTGCTGTGTCAGCCAACTGGTTACAAAAAATTAATGAAATTGTTGATCGTGTTATTGTTGTGTCAAGCTTTTCAATGGATGCTTTTAAAAGATCTGAATATACCGGTGAAGTGAATGGCCAGCCGGCTAAACTTAGTCTTGAGAAGCCGATTGATTTTGTCAATTATCCTGTCAAGATTCAAGAAGATCTTTCAGAACTGCCAATTAAATTAGATTATGATTTTAATTTTATTTGTGTAGCTCAGTGGGGACCTAGAAAGAATTTACCTAATACAGTTAATTGGTTTGTGCAAGAATTTCATGATGATGAGGTAGGACTAGTTATAAAATCTAATATAGCTAAAAATTGTATTATGGATCGCACTTTAATGCTAGAGAGATTGAAAGAACAATTAAATACAACATATCCAGATCGAAAATGTAAAATTTATTTGTTGCATGGAGACATGACTGAACAAGAAATACATTCCCTCTATTTACATCCTAATATTAAGGCTTTTGTAGCTTTTCCTCACGGAGAAGGTTTTGGATTACCAATTTTCGAAGCAGCCTACAGTGGACTTCCAGTTGTGGCCACTGGCTGGTCAGGACAACTTGATTTTTTAATTAATGAAGAAGGTAAACCCAGTAAGTCTTATTATGAAGTTGGCTACGATATGAATACAATACCCGCCGAAGCTGTATGGGAAGATGTTTTAATTAAAGAAGCTATGTGGGCATATCCTCGCGAAACATCTGCTAAACAAAAAATGCGAGAGTGCTACGATGACATTATATCAGGCAAAGATCAAGGCGCTTGTGAATATGCAATAGAACTTAAAGAAAGGTTTAGTGCTGATAAGATGTATTCTAAATTTGTAGATCTTTTGCTTCAAAGTGCTCCTGAAAGAACAGTTGTTAATGATATGGATGAAATTGAAAAGTTGTTTGCTGAGGCTTTATAGTGGTAATTTTTGTTTCAGATTTATTTGTTAAAGATTATGTTGGAGGCGGTGAATTATCAACTCAAGCGTTGATTGAAAGTTGTCTTTTACCGGTGGCGCAGATTAATTCAAGATTTTGCACACCTGAAATTATGCAAAAACATAAAGATGCATTTTGGGTGTTTGCTAATTTTAGCGAATTAAGTTTGCAGTGCATATTGTATGCTATTAAAAATCTTAGTTATTCCGTCATAGAGTATGATTACAAATTTTGTAAATATCGCTCACCCGAAAAACATGTAGAAGAAGAAGGAAATTGCGATTGTAATGACAGTCAATTAGCAAAAGCCGTTACGATGTTTCTAACACACTCAAAAACAACATTTTGGATGAGTTACAATCAAAAACAAAAATATATTGATAATTTTTCATTTATTGAAAACCATCAAACGCAAGTTTTGAGTTCTGTATTTTCAGAACAGTCTTTAAATTATATTACAAGCCTTGATTTTAGCAACAAAAACAATAAGTACTTAATTTTAAATTCTAATTCGTGGATTAAAGGTGCAATCGATTGTCGAGAATATGCTGAAGCTAATAATCTTGAATATGAAATGGTTTGGAATCTTGAATATAAGGAATTGTTGCAAAAGTTAGCTGATTCAAAAGGTATTATTTTTCTACCTAAAGGTGGCGATACATGTCCGAGATTTACAATTGAGGCCAAGCTTTTAGGCTGCGAGCTTATAATAAATGATAATGTTCAACATAAAGATGAGAAATGGTTTGCAACACGTGAAAGTTGTTTAAAATACATGCGCTCTCGAACTGAATTTTTTTGGGAAAATATAGAAAAAATTTGGAATCAAGAAACTCCATCAACTGAATCTCAAGATTCAACTCAAACTTTTAGAATTATAACACCTTTTTATAATGCTGAAGGGTTTATTGGTAGGTGCATTTATAGCCTAAAAAGACAGCAAAACCAAAATTTTCAATGCTATATGATTGATGATGTATCAGACGATAAAAGTGCAACCATTGCGATGCTATCTACCTTAGATGATAAAAGATTTAAATTAATAGAAAATGAAGATAAAAAATATGCTCTTCAAAATATATCTGACGCAATTGCATCTATAGAAGATATCAAAGATGATGATATTATAATTTTACTAGATGGTGATGATTGGTTGCCATCATCAAAAACATTAAGTCATCTTGAAAAAGTGTATTCTGAGAATCAGTGTTTAATGACGTATGGTAGCTATGTATATGCTCCGTCAGGCGAAAAAGGTGTAGAACCATCAAAATATCCTCAAGAAGTGATTGACAATAATTCATATCGACAAGATCAGTGGAGAGCATCACATTTAAGAACTTTTAAATACAAACTCTGGAAAGAATTAGATCAAAACGATTTGCAAAACGATGATGGATATTATAAAGTTGCATATGATCAAGCAATTATGCTGCCCTTACTAGAAATGGCTGGTAATAAAGCAATTTATATACCCGAAGTTATGCATGTCTATAATAGAATTAACCCTTTAAATGTTGATAAGACAAAACAACAAGAACAGTTTTTAACTGCTCAAGAAGTAAGAGCGAAAAAGCCATATCAGAGATTAACTTGAAATTATTTTTAGAAAATGTTAATTTAAATTCGAACTCTGGACCAAATTCGTTTGGACAGAAGCTGTTTAAGTATATGCCGTCTTTAGGGGTCACGTTTAGTGAAGACCCTGAGCCAAATGCCTACCTGTGTTTTATTGAGTCCGGTAGAGCTACATACAACGCCCCCCTATACCAAAGGCTCGACGGCATATACTTTAACAGCGCTTTTGATTATACTGCGCAAAATTCGAATATTAAAAGAACGTATGATATGTCAACGGGAGTAATATTTCAATCAAATTTTAACAAAGAATTAACATTTAAATATTTTGGTCCACATAGTAATTATGCCATTATTCATAATGGTGCGGATATTAATTTAATAAATTCAGTTGAAGATATCAAAATCGATAAATATGAGAATATATGGTCTTGCGCATCATCATGGCGGCCACACAAGAGGTTAAACGAAAATATTAGGTATTTTTTAGAACATTCGAGTCCCAACGATGGACTCATAGTTGCTGGTTCAGTACCCGAACGTATAAAGTATGACAGAGTTCACTATGTGGGAGACTTACCTACTGAAAAATTATTTTCGCTTTACAAAGCATCTAAATATTTTTTGCATTTAGCATGGCTTGATCATTGTCCTAATGTAGTGGTCGATGCGGTAGCATGCGGATGTACTGTTATATGTTCAAACGCCGGCGGAACAAAAGAGATAGCCGGAAAAAATGCAATCATTGTTCAAGAAAATGATTGGAATTATGAACCAGTTGAATTATACAACCCACCGGCGATGAATTTTGACAATAAATTAGAAAATATTTGGCATGAAAACAGTGAGTATGATATGTTATCGGTATCAAAAAAATATTACAATTTTATAAATGGTGGTTTAGATGGAAGAAATTAAGTTACTAGATTTAACAAGACAATACGAAATTATAAAAGATGAAGTAAAATCTGTAGTTATGGAAATTATGGAATCTCAAAGATTTGTAAATGGCCCAGTTGTGAAGAAGTTTGAAGAAAATTTTGCTAAATTCTGCGGTACTAAGTATGCTGTTGGATGCAGCTCTGGTACTGATGCGCTTATTATGTCATTAATAGCTTTGAATATAGGTTGTGGAGATGAGGTAATCACCACACCTTTTACTTTTTTTGCCACTGTTGAAGCTATTATCCGCATGGGCGGCACTCCTGTTTTTGTAGATATTGATGAAAAAACATTCAACATCGACACCTCACAGATTGAAGACGTAATAACTGAAAAAACAAAAGCAATTATCCCTGTACATTTATTTGGACAGTGTGCAAATATGCCAGAAGTCAATCGTATTGCTGAAAAGTATAATTTAAAAGTGATTGAAGATGCTGCACAAGCGGTTGGTGCCGAATGGAGCAAAAATCGCGCTGGTTCAATGGGTGATTTAGGGTGTTTTAGTTTTTTTCCTGCTAAGAATTTAGGTGCTTATGGTGATGGGGGTATGGTAACAACTAATGATGAAGAACTATATGAAAAAATGCTGAGAACAAGACAGCACGGTATTGACATGAAAAACCCTTACCATTATGATCACATTGGTGGTAATTTTAGATTAGATGCACTTCAAGCTGGTATTTTAAATGTTAAATTAAATTATATTGAGTGGTGGTCTCGACAAAGAAATCAAAATGCTGAAGTTTATAATTCTAGATTTAATAAAAATCTGTATGACTCAATTAGTGGTCCTGTAGCGCCACACACATCACCCGAGGCATACCATGTTTACAATCAATATGTTATCAGAAGCCAGAAGAGAGATACATTAAAAAGAAAACTAGGTATTGCCAACATTGGCTGCAACGTTTATTATCCGTATCCAATTCACACCCAAGAGTGTATTGCAGCATTAGGATATAAAGAAGGTGATTTTCCAGTTACAGAAAAAGCATGTAAAGAAGTCTTGGCCTTACCAATATATCCAGAACTTCGTAATGAAGAAATATATAAAGTTATTGATACGCTGGAGGGAAGATGAGAGCTGCATTGGTTGGGCTTGGCTCTATGGGACGAAATCATTACAGAACCATAAAAAACAATCGAGATATTGATTTTGTAGCTGTTGTTGAACCTAACGATGAATTGGTAGCAGACATTGATGTGAAAAGATATCGTAATGTTGAACAGCTTTTAAATAATGAACAACTTGATTTAGCTATTATTGCAACTCCTACTTCTACTCACTTGGATATCTCTAAAAAATTTTTAGAACAAGGAATTCACTTATTAGTAGAAAAACCCATTGCGGCAAACAGCAAAGATGCAAATAAATTAGAAAAACTGGCTTACAAAAATGGTGTTAAGTTGGTTGTAGGGCATGTTGAAAGATTTAATCCAGCAATCCAGGCAGTTTTACCTTATCTTCAAGACCATAAAATCATCCATTTAGAAGCATCAAGATTTAGTGGCTATCCCACAAGAATTACTGATGTTGGCGTTAAAGTAGATTTGAGTATTCATGATGTTGATCTGATGAACCTTTTAACACCTAGCAATATAAAAACTTGTTATAGCCTTGATAGTAGTAATGTTGGCGACAAAGATGATGACGCAGTGTTCATAATTAAATTTTATGATGGAGCTTTGGCTACTGTACGTACATCATGGTTGTTTCCATATCGAGAAAGAAAAATAAAAATATTAACTGATAAAAATTATTTTCTTGTCGATTTATTAAACAAAAGCGCAGATGTGTTTACCAGCGAACACGACTCTGATGGTTACTCAATAAGAAATTTAGATATTAAAAGAGAAGACGCGCTAAAAATGCAGTTAGAATCATTTTTAAATTATATAAAAACTGGCGAAATCGGGACACTCTGTAGTGCAGAAGCCGCTGGATTAGCTTTAAGTTATGTAGAAGGAGAAAATCTATGAAAGCTTGTATTAATGTTATATCTTCAAGAGCGGTTTGTTTAAAGCCGTGTCTTGAGTCAGTGTGGGAAAAATATAACCATAAGCACAATTACCCTGTTTATGTGTATTATTTTGATGACATTTACGATTCCGAGGATTTACAAAAACAAATTATTGGAGATACAGGACAGAATGTAATTTTTAGATCTATTCCGTATGAAACTCCAAAACACATTGATGAAAAGGAAATGTTTTACAATAGAAAAGATGTGTGGTATGCAGCAACACAATTCCCAATAAGCCGAAAAGGTTACTTGCATATGTGTCATTTCATGTGTAATTTTCATGGATACCCTAACACAGATTATCATTTATATGATTATTCATTGCACATTGATGATGAGTCACAATTTACAGAAGATGTACCGTATGATTTTTTTGAAAGAATGGAGCAAATGCCAGAAGTTGATATGGCCGCTATGAAAGTATACGATCAAAATATTAAAAAGCCACATCAAGGCAATTTTGATACAAGAATTAATCTTTGGAATTTTATTAAAGTATATCTTAAGCATTATGATATTACACCTAAATCAAAATTTATGCAAGATCTAATGAATGATCCAAATGCGGATGAAAACTTTCATTTCTATCCTTGCGCAGATTCGTACATTATTCGTCTAAGCATGTTTGAATCTCCAGAGTGGAAGCAGTGGATTAACGCAGTCAATAAATATGGTGGTATTTACAAGTATCGCTGGGGCGATAACGACGTTAATAGTTTATTTTACCTTATACACTATGCGGACGATATCTACGATTTTAAAACAGTTGATGAAGGCTATCACGCTCAAGGTGCTCTGCGACATTTACAAGACTATGCCCCGGGTGTCAAGGATAATTCTAGATGAAGATACTCTATATAGATTACGGGAATGTAGTATCTGATGGGCACATGTATCAGTACTATGGTGATCTATTTAGAGAGTTAAAATTATTGGCGCAAATATATTTGCTTCAAGGTGTTCCTACAAATATTAATGAAATATTGTCGCAGATTGAAGGTGGCGTAGATTGTATAATTTTTGGACTTGGTTATTTTGCGCAGAGCCATCAACAATTTTTTAATAAAATTGAAGGATTAGATACCATAGATATCCCTGTAGTTTGTATGATTCATAAACCTCAAACTATGCTAGATAAAAAACTTGAATTTTGTAAAATCAATAATGTGAACTTAATTGTTGATTCACAATGCACATATAAGGATTTTGAGAAACAGACTGGAATCAAATCTATGAGATTGCCATTTACTGCCACGCCAAATATATTTTACCCACGCGATGTTAAGAAAGTATATGATGTTGGTTTTAGTGGCGCACTTCACGGTAAAGAAAATGATGGCCGTCAGAAAATATTTGGACCTACAGCAAACTTACGGGAAAGAGTATATGAAAAACTAGTTGCAAAAAATCGTAACACTTTTTGGAACTCTAGCAACACAATGGAATATAGAATTCATTCTGTTGAGGAATATGCTACAAAAATTAATGAGTGTAAGATGTGGCTAGGCACTACTGGACCTGTACTTGATGTTAGCCCGAGATATTTTGAAGTTATGTTGTCAAAAACTCTCCTTTTATGTAACAATATGCCAGAACAGTATGAAGATTACTTTACAGATGGCGTGAATTGTGTTATCTTTAATAATGATTTAAGTGATTTTGATGAAAAGCTTGATTATTATTTGAATAATGAAAGTGAAATGAGTCGGGTCATTGAAACAGCGTATGATACAGCCATTAACAACTATACATGGCATCATATGGCTAAGAAACTTATAGAAGAAATTAAAGCACTATGAT